TAAGGCATATGCGAATGCATATGCTTTTAGTATTATTCAGATTGTGAAGTCATAATTCGCCCGTTGCCGGGCGAAGGTAGCTTTTGAGCATTATTCGAGTTGCTTCAGCCATCTTGTTAAAAGAAATTTTATAGTTTGTAAACTATAAGCGGAGGCGGTTGACCTGTATCCCCCTATTCTAGCTTCGTCTTATCAACGGAAGGCAGTTAATCCCTAACAAGCGAAATCACTTACCTATGTGGTTGCTTTTTCTCAGAGCCACAATCTTTTCAGCCTATCGTATGCTTCTACACGCTGACGCTCCACACCATCGGCGATCTTTCACGCAGAATCTTGGAGGATCGAGCAGCCCCGATCAAACAGTGTCAGTTATTTTGCCTTGTTATGTTCTAGTAGTGCCTGGCGTAACTTGTCTGAACCACCAACTCTTACATTGATGATACCGTTGTAATATTCATCTGTTTCTAATACACGCCTATCAAATTGTTCTCGTGCTTCAATGTAACTCATTTCTGCTCTGCTTTTGCAAAAATAAAGTATTTCACGAGAAAAATTTTCTTCGCCTAGTTGTTGTACGTCTGCATTCAGCCTATCTGAGCTGCCCCAGTATTCACGCCAATCGCTTTCTTTGTAGCCTCGACGTTTGTTCTTTTTGCCTTTAAGTGGTGGCTTGGTTGTTTTAAACTTTGCTAATTTTTTGCCTACGTACTTTTGATTTGTTTTGAGATTTGTTATTAGATATACAAAGCCTTCGTATTCATCGTCTATAGATTCAACAGGTTTGCCTTGATATGTCCAACTCATACATTATGTATAAGATAGATTTTTGCCTAGTCTCGATTTTGATCTGTGCCTTTTTCTTCACGCCATTCGTTAAGATGTTGTAAATGTTTTTGCCTAATTTCGTCTTGTCTTGTCTTTGCTAATGTAATAAGTTTTCTCAATTCACGACGAGCCGACCTGCTGTTGCGAATACTTGGCCTACGTTCAAATAATTCTCTAGCAGAAAAATATTTCAAATATGTTTTTACAAGCTCGTCGTGTGTATCGTCGTGTTTCATTCTATAATATCAACATCGGTAGAGTAACTTGTAAAGCCATTTTCTTTGATGACTTTCATAACATGGTTAACTCTACCAACTAGTTCGTCCTTGTGTGATATGAGGAAAACGTTTTTACTACGTTCTCTGCCCATTTTCTTTAGCACAGCAAGACTATTTTCAACACCTGCTGTGTCCATACCTGAGTCAATTAACTCGTCAATAAACAATAAGTTAATACCTTGGTACAAACTTTCCCAAACATCACGGAATGCAAAGCTCATACCTAGTATGAGTCTGTTACGTTCGCCACGTGATAAGTTATCAAAGTCTAGGTCTTGTCCAAGTTGTGTAATCTCGACACTCAGATCATTTTGGAACTGTACCTGATGAGGCAGTCCAAGTCTGTCAAGATAGTATGTAAGTCTGTTATTTAGATACGCCAAGTTCTGATCAATGATCTTTTTACGAATGAAACTGTCTTTGTTTGTTAACAGTTTAAGCAAAAAGTCTTGGTGATCCTTTAAATTATTGAGTTCGTTGATAGAATCCCAACTAATTTCTTGCAATGCAGTAGTTTTTAGGTCATCAACTTGCTCTTGATACGGATCTGTCTCGTCTTTTTTGTTTTCTAATGCACGTTTTAAGTTATCAACATTGTTTCTATGTTCATATGCTTCTTTTGCAGTCTCATAAAACGTATTCGGACGTCCGTTGATGTCTCCAATTTCGTTTAATGTGTTCATAGTTGCTTCTAATTTGTCAGCAACTTCTGTTTGATAGGCAAGTGCATCGCTTAATTCTTTTTGTTTACGTGTTTTAATTTCTGCTTTTTTATCTGCGTGAAGCTCTTGTCCACAAGTATAACAAATAGCAGTATCTAGTTCTTTAATATCTTTTTCTGCCTTGTCAACGCTTTTAGTTGCTCGCATTAGTGCTGCTTCTAGTGTTGCTTTTTCTTTATTAAGGCTTGTAATACGATTGTTAAGCTCTGTCCAGTTAATTAGTTTGTCATGCTTGTCTAATTCGTCGTCGATATTGAGTTTTTCTAGTTCTTCAATAGCAGATTCAAGTTTTTTAACGTCATCTCTGCGTTTTGCCTCCCAAGCACGTTGTCTACCAATAAGAGTTTCAATACTTTGTTCAATTTTTTTGTTACTTGCTTCAATAGCATTGATTTTTAGTGTTTCTTCGGTGACTAAATCCTTAGTTTGACGAATCTTTTCTTTTAATCCGTCAGCCTTTTCAGTAAGAATAGTAATACCAAGCAACTGTTCAATGATAGCACGTTGATCATTTGCTCTCATGCTAAGGAACGGCTCGGTATAAGTGTTGAGTGCAACAATATGTTTGAACATATCGTGGCTCATACCCAACAACGTGTCAATTTCTTTTTGTGTTTCGCGGCTATCACCTTGACTTTGATCATCCATTTCGACTTGTTCAAGGTCATTGATGTAAAATTTAAGAACGTTAGGTGATCTGCCACGTTCAATCTTGTAACTGTTGCCGTCTTTGTCAAAATTAAGTGTAACTAACATGCCTTTGCTGTTAGTTTTGTTAATCAAGTTGTTCTTTTTGATATTTGTTAGTGCATTACCAAACAATGCATAAGAAAGTGCATTGATAATTGTAGTTTTACCAGTGCCGTTGCGTGATCCTGTGTCGTCGCCACCTTGATCTAAGTTCTCACCAAGCACAAGTGTTAGTTGTTCACTGTTAAAGTCAACTGCTTGGGTAACATTACCCACACTCATAAAGTTTTTTACGGTTAAGTCTTTTATTTTGATCATGCTAACTCATTGTATATGTCTAGTAGTAGCTTCTTATTAAAGCTATCTGTGTCTAATGCACTAATTTCATTGCTTACAATCTGATCTACACTTTCAAATTGTGCAATATCAAGTTCTGAACTAATTTCTTCAATTAACTTCTGTGGAATAAGAGTAATCTCTCTACATTCATACTGTTCCATAAAGGTTTCTTTGATGTAACTTGCTTCTTCGTAGCTAATATCAATGTCAAGTGTTACTCTCAGGTACATATTAGGCTTGATAAGACTGTCCTTTTCGTCAATCAACTGCGATAGCTTAACTGTACGATACTTTGGACATTGTGGCCAGTTGATGTATTCTGGTTCTGCATCGTTCTCGCGGTCTAATATCATCATACCACGGTCATCATCCCAAGCATCAGCATAGTTGTGTGGGAAAGCATTACCAATGTAATGAATCTTACCTTGCTTCTGCCGTTTATGGAAGTGCCCACTGAACACATACTCTTGATGTTTAAAGTGTTCAGTACGCAAGTCGCCGTGATCTGGCATTTTAACCAATGCGTTCATATAGAAACTAGGTAATTCAAAGTGCCCAAACAAATATTTGGTTTGCAACTTCTCCATGCGTTTCCATTCTTCACCTACAAGCCACGGAACCAGTGCTACATCTTCGATAACCTGTATGTTATCTACTACTGTAATACCAGGAATGTGTCTTGCAAACTCTGTTGAGCTTACATCACGCTTGTCTTTGTAGTACAAGTCATGGTTGCCACTAAACATATAGAACTTTTCAAATGCTTCGCCTAGTTTTTCTAGGCTACGAATAGTAGCGTCCATGGTTGTTAAGTTAAGACTGTTACGATTATGATGCCAGTCACCACAAAAGATGCCTGTTTCACATCCGTGTGCTTTAGCAGTCTCAATATACCAGTCAATAAAGTCTTCGCAGTCCTGATTATGGACACGTGAATTGCCTTTCATACCAAAGTGTATGTCGGTAAACACCGCAGCTTTTTTAAACAATAGAAATACTCCACTTAGACTTTGATTATAAAAGAAAAAATCTTAATTGTCAAATTCTTTTTGCTTCTTTTCTTGATCTTCCATGAATCTTGCTAGTCCTGCTTCGTATTCGCCTTCCATTTGACGAGTGTAGCTAGGATCTAAGTCATTCATTTCAAGGATGTCGTCTCTGATTTTTTGATTGCGTTTTTCTAGGTTAATAACACGCACAAAGCTATTAGTAACAGCAGCGGTATAATAAGCAAAGGGGTTATTGGATTTAGATTCATCAAATTGTAGTCCTATCTGTGAAAGTTGTAAGATTGCTTGACCTTTCATTTCGTCATTGTAGGTATAACCACGAACATTACCTCGTCTTGCATAACGATCGACTAACATTAACCACATTTGTGCAAGTTTGTTAGTTGCAACTCCGCGATCTTTGTTGAAATGTCCGTTTTCCATGCCACCTTCCCAGTGACTTTTGCCTACACATATTAAATTACCGTCGTCGTCAAATTTATAGTGTTGAAACGGAGGAAAATTTAATTTAACTTTATGGTCTGCCACGGTTTTTGGATTCTTTTTACGTCCAGGTTCGTCAGGAATATGATCAAACGTCATAATTCTAAAAATAAGTTCTTCTGTTTTTAAACTTTCTGGGTCAATGGCAAAATTTGCTTGCTTTACTTGCTTACCAGCTGCTTTTGCTTCGTCATATGCTGCCGTTGACAATGCTTTTGCTTTGTTTTCTTTAGCTTCTTGAATGGTTGTTTGGTTTATTTTATCTATACTTGATAATATGATATCGTAATCTGCATACTCTTTGGAAACAAAACTACAAAAAGAACTTTTACTTTTGTGTATTTCTTTGAGCATGTCCTTATTATTAAGATAATTTACTTTTTTTCTAGCCATGGCTACTCCTATACTGTATTTATTATAATATACGCAGATAATTTTGTCAACTAAATACTGTAAGGAGATTTCTATGGCAGACAACACTCAATATATCACACAAATCCTAGAAAGTATAGGGTCTGTGTATTCAGGAACAAGTTCTTACAGCAACAATGGTGTACTAGGATCAGAAGATCCATCTTTGAAAACATCAATGGCGTTGTCAACTGGAGAATTTGCACAAAATCCTTACTTGGTAGGATCGTTGATCCGCCGCAGAACATTGCCGCCAGGTGCTCAACCTGCTCCTGTAAAGATAACAAGTGCTACTTTTAGTTCGTCGACATATAATAACACAACTGAAAACTGGAGAGTGCGTATAAGTTTGCCAGCATCGAGCACATTTAGATCAAGTCCGTTGTTAAAACCATTAGTTGACACAGATAATAGCATGATATGGCCTACTACTCCTAACATAACACTAAGTCATAGTGCAAGCTACAATATGCTAAATCTGTTGCACACAAACTATGCGTTTCCAACTTATCAAAATTCACAAGTTGATCCTATTGCTGTTGCAGGATCGTTTCCGGTACAAAGTATCTCCGACGGACAATATTGGGTTGCAGCAATACATTATTTGCGTAGTGTGAGTAAAATGCATTACGGCGAAACCAGTGACAAAGGTTCTCCACCACCTATGGTAAAATTAAATGGGTACGGAGATTTTGTTTTTAATAATGTTCCTTGTGTTGTTACTAACTTTACAGTTGATTTACAAAGCGGAGTTGATTATATTAGGGTTCCGTTATTAGGTGAATCAGGAAATACAGAAGAATTTACATATGTTCCTACAGACAGCACTATACAAGTAACACTTCAGCCAATATACAGCAGAGGAAAAGTTAGTGCGTTTAGCTTTGACGAATTTGTTAATGGTAACTTAAGAGGCGAGGGCTACATCTAATGGCACAATATACTAAAACCAGTCCTTGGTATAAAACAAAAATCAGCGATGCAGGCGAAATGGGCATATTAAATATCAGACCTGTGCCTGCTGAAGACGATGATATCTTATATAAAATAGAACCACAATACAAACACAGACCTGACTTACTGGCATTTGACTTGTACGGTTCTCATAAACTTTGGTGGGTCTTTGCTCAACGTAATATGAATACAATTTCTGATCCGTTATACGATTTTAGACCAGGAGTTGAAATATATTTGCCAAAGGCCAGTAGTTTAAAAAAGGTTTTAGGATTATAATATGGCACCACAACCAAACCCGTTAAGACAATATGCTAGTTTTAACACAATATTTGAATTAGCTGTTCTTACACACGATGAAGAACTGTTTCCGGATGAGACTTATCGTCAAAATCCACCGCAGCTTCCTATTTGTCGTAACGGCGGTGGTGCAACTAATGCTGTAACTACTTATTTTGAAGAACAATTAGGTAAAAAACTAGAATATGTAATTGATAATGTTGAAATTGAAGGGTTAGTAACGCCAAACAGCAGAACAAGAACAACAAATGCTACTACTATTTCCTTTCAAGTAACAGAACCATACAGCATGGGCTTGTTCCTACAAACTTTAAAAATTGCAGCAACACAAGCAGGGCATACAAACTATCTTTCAGCACCATTTTTACTAATACTTGATTTTATGGGTTATGATGACAACGGTGTTGCTATACAAGCAACAGAAGAATTACCGTTAAGACGATTTATTCCTATGAAATTTACAAATATTGAATTTACTGTAAACGAATCAGGATCTGTTTACGATGTTCAAGCAATTCCTTGGAATGAACAAGCATTAATGGATCAAATGGATCAAGTTAAAACTGATATAAGCATCACAGGTAATACACTTGTTGAAATGTTACAAAATGGTCCAAATAGTTTAACAACTATTATGAATGGTCGTTTACAAGAACGTGCAAACGAAGGACAAAATGCTGAAGCAGACGAAATTGTAATAACATTCCCACAAGATATTTCTAGTGGAGTTACTAGAGACAAGTTTTTAGACAGTCAAGAAGATGCAGGTTCTACTGTGAGTACGCCACCGTCTGGGTCTAGCAGCGGCGGTGGCGGATCCGGTGGCGGAGGACTGCTTGGTTCAGTTGTTGGTGCAGTTGTTGGCGGTGTTATCAACGGTGCTTTAAGTGGAACATTACAAAATAGTGTTAGTGGTATTTTAAATGCATTTAAAAGCGGAGATATAAATGCCATCTATCAAAGCATTACTGGCTTCTTAGGAGTTGAAGCACCGCAGAGTTTTGAAGGGTTTTTAAGTAGTGTTGTTGGTATGGTGATGAATAGAAGCAGCATGGGCGAAAACTTATCTATTATATCTCAAGACGAAGGCAGTGTTAATGATTTAGGTGCAAGTAATTTTATTAACAGTCATACAGCAGATGGCCGTCCTCCAATGGGCAACAGTGGTTTACAATATGATCAGCGTAACAAAGTCTTTACAAGAGGTAAAAACGTTGTAAGCACAGACGAGCGTGTTTTCCAATATGCAGCTGGTACAAAAATAACAAAAATTATTGAAGAAGTAATACTTGCAACAGAATGGGCAAAAAATGTTGATCAACGTGTACCGGATGAAAATGGTATGATTGATTGGTTTAGAATTGAAACAAGATGTTTTACTAAACAAAATGCTACACAAAACAGTCAAAACGGTTATAAAGCAATGGTGTATGAATACCGTGTGGTTACTTATAAATTACATCATAGTGTATTACAAAAACCAAACGATCCTACAATAGGTTATAACAGTTTAAGAGAAAAAGCAGCCAAAGAATACAATTATATCTATACAGGGCAAAACGAAGAAGTAAAAAGTTTTGATATTAAATTAAATGCAGTATTCTTCCAAGCAACTCAAGCAGACACAGGTCAAAACAACATAGACAGACAAACTGGCGGAATTTCAGAACACACAGTTAAAGAAGATCCAGAAGCATTAACTATAACATCTACAACCGGCACAAGTAGTGCTACAGGATCACCGATGATGGTTGAATTAGTAGAAAATAGCACAGTTGTAGGAGGCATGGGCACAGACTCTAAACGACAAACTGCACTAAGATTCCATGAATTAATTATTAACAGTGATATTGACTTGGTAACTTGTGAATTAGAAATACTAGGCGATCCGTTTTTCATATTTGACAGCGGAATGGGTAACTATACTGCACCTGTTGAAAGTTTAAATGTTACTCAAGATGGAACAATGGAATATCAAAGAAGTCAAGTTGATATTCTTTTGAATTTTAGAACACCAATTGATTACAATGATGAAACAGGAGGAATGCATTATCCTGAAGATACTATTCCTGTTGATGCATTTAGCGGATTATATTATGTAACTCACCTTACTAATTCAATAAGTTCTGGTGCATTTACACAGAGATTAAATTTAATAAGACGCAGAAACCAAGAACAAGACACAAACACAGATGGCAGTGATGATCTAGCAGTTAATGTTACTACTGCTACTCCATCAGAAAAAAGTCACACAGCATTTTAACGGAGATTTAAATGGCAGAAAATAACCCAAAGGCAGAATTAACAAGATCAGCAGATTCTGGTGAAACACCAAAAAAAGCTGGTCCGTATATTGCTAGAGTTATTGAACATTTAGATAGCTTGTATCTTGGTGGCTTAAAAGTTCAATTGTTAAAAACAGGCGAAGCAGGCAATATTGGCGAAACTTTAGGTCAAACTATTGAAGTTTATTATGCTAGTCCGTTTTATGGATTAACAAACAGTCAAAATGGCCCTGGAAAAAACGATGATTTTGCAAATACACAAAAAAGTTACGGGTGGTGGGCAGTGCCGCCAGATCCGGGTAGTTTAGTACTTGTAACGTTTGTAGAAGGCAACCAAGATTATGGATATTGGTTTGCTTGTATTCCGCAAAGAGGTATGACATATATGCTTCCTGCAGGTGATCCAGCAACAGAACAAACTTCGGGTAAAATACCAGACGGATTTGCAGGCAAACCCTTGCCAACAGGCGAATACAACAAAGCAATTACTAAACCAGCTGCTAATAATGTAGTGAAATACAAAAGACCTGTTAATGAAGAATTAGCTGCAAAACTAATTGAGCAAGGTTTAGTCGAAGATCAAGTGCGTGGTATTACAACAACTAGTGCTCAGCGTGAAACACCTAGTGCTGTTGTAGGTTTTAGCAGTCCTGGTCCATTAGATAAACGTGGCGGCAAACCTACTGCACCTGTTGGTGTTAAAGAATCTAAAGCAAATATACCAGTTAGTAGATTAGGTAGCAGTAGTATTTTTATTGATGACGGCGACGACAAGCAAATAC